GGACGAGGACTCGGTGATCGTCTGCGAATGGCAATGGTTGGACCGCGAGCCGGTCTACCTCGCCGGGGTGCCTGATCCGCAAACCGGCGTTGTGAAAATCACCCCGCTCGATCAGGCCGCCTTGCAACAGGCGCAACAGCTCGACCCGACGCTGCGCTACGCCCAAAGCCACAAGAAGGTGTTCTATCGGGCGTTCGCCACGGACACCGAAATCCTGTTCCGCGGAAAGCTCCGGGAGAACGATTTCCGTTATAAGCCGATCACCGGCAAGCGGGATCGCAACTCCGGCACGTGGTACGGCCTCGTGAAGCCGATGATGGACCCGCAACGGTTCACCAATAAGCTCTATTCGGAAATCCTGCATATCGTCCGCACCAACGCCAACGGCGGGATGGCGCTGGAAGAGGATGCGGTCGAGGACGTCCGCCAGTTCGAAAAGACCTGGGCGTCGACGGACAAGATCACCTGGTTAAAGTCCGGCGCGCTGTCCGGCGCCCATGGCCAGAAGATGCTCCCGAAAACCGCGCCGCCGGTCCAGGTCGCGCTGTTCCAACTCATGGAATTCGCCAAGGATATGGTGAAGGCCACGACGGGGGTGAACGAGGAAATCCTCGGCCTCGTCCAGCGTGAACAAGCCGGTGTCCTGGAGGCGCAACGCAAACAGGCCGCCTACGGGATTCTGAGCGCATTTTTCGATGCGAAACGCCGCTATCAGCGCGAACAAGGCAAGCTGCTGCTGGCGCAGATGCGGGCCTATTTCCCGCCGGACAAGCTGGTGCGGATCGTGGACGCCGGGACCGCGCAATACGTCCCCTTGAGCCTCGCGCTGGACGCCGGGGAATATGACGTCGTGGTCGATGAGGCGCCCGCCGGGCCGGACCAAAAGGCCAAGGTGCTGCAAGTGCTGATGCCGCTGCTGCCGCAACTGCTGGACGCCGGATTGATCGGGCCGCAGGCGATCGCCGACGTCATCCCGTACCTGCCGATCCCGGCGGCGGTGGCGAACAAGCTGGCCGCCGCGATCACCCAACAGATGCAGGCGCAGCAACAGCCGAATCCGGTGCAACAGGCGATGGGTCAGGCGGAGCTACAGAACAAACAGGCCGATACCCAAAAGAAGGGCGCCGACGCGAATCTCGCGCAAGCCAAGGCCTTCAAGGAAACCACCACAGCCCACGCCAAGCATGTGGAAATGATGGTCGGGCCGCACAACACCCCGCCGAAGTGGGCGCCCTACACCGCGCCTTTGGCGGCTGGGGAAGGGCCGGAGCCGGACGCGCCGCCACCCGACGATCAACCGCAAATCGGGACCACGCCGTCGCTGCACGGCGCCGCGCCGCCGGGGCCGGGCGGCGGGCCGCCGCCGGTACGATAAGGAGCTGCAAAGATGAGTGAAGTTCGCGACGCGCCGGAAGAGGGCGAGGAAGGCCTGGAGCCTGAGGTCGAGGAAACCGAAGGCGAGGAACCCGAAGGCGAAGAGGGCGAGGACAAACCGGCGCCGAAGCCGGTCGATTGGGAGAAACGCGCCCATTCCCATGCCGGACAGGCCGCCCGTGAGCGCTCCCGGCGTCAGGCGGCGGAACGCCGCGCCACCGACCTGGAAACCCGGCTCGATCGGCTGGAGCGCAACGGCGGCGGCGACGCCGACGAGCTGCTGACGCTGATCGGCCACTTGCGGGAGGACGATGAAGACCCGATCGGGGATATCGCGGCGGTGAAGCGGGCCTTGAAGCTCTATCGCCAGCGCGAGGTCGGGTCTGTCGAGGAATCCCGCGCGCAACAGCACGCCACGCGTCAGGTCGAGGCGATCAAGGGCGCGATGAGCGACGCGGAAACCGATTTCGCGATCGATTTCCCGGATTACCGGGAGGCCGCGCAATTCTACCGCAAGGAGCGCGCCGACGAGCTGCAAGAGCTGGGTTATTCCGGCGACGCGCTGATGGCGAAACTCTCCCAAGACCTGTTCGGCCTCGTCCAGACGTCGTTCAACGCCGGGCTGGACCCGGCGGAGCGGGTCTACAAACTGGCCGTGAAGCGCGGCTTCAAGGCGGGCGGCAAACAGGCCGACAAGAAGCTCGATGCGCTGGATCGCGCGGGCCAATCCGGGATCAGGCCGCAAGCGCGGGCCTCGGCGAACACCCTGTCCTGGGGCGACGTTGCGAAACTCGATGGGGCGGCTCGGGAAAAGGCCTGGGCGAAGCTCCGCGAGCGGGAGAAAGCCAAACATTAGGAGCCGCCTGTTCATTTTTGCCGCCTCGCCTGTGGTTGAAAAAATGAACAGGTCACTTGCAAGGAGGGTGTGATGGCCAAGCTGACGTCGAAGGGGCGTAACAGCCTGTCGAAAAGCCAATTCGCCGGTCCGGGCCGGTCCTACCCGGTTCCGGACAAGAGTCACGCGGCGAACGCCAAGGCGCGGGCCTCGCAGATGGTGAAGGCGGGCAAGCTGTCGCCGGGATCGAAGGCGAAAATCGACGCGAAAGCCAATCGCGTCCTGAAATCATGACCGACTCCGAGGCGGCCTATCAGAAGGCGGCGGAAATCGCCGACCGGCTGCTCGCCAAAGGCCTGCCGATTGTCGGATTCGAGGCGCAAGACCTGGGCCATAAGGTCGGCTGGCAAATCCAGCTTCCGGATGGCCGCCGCTGGGCGTTCCGGATGCCGATGGCCGACCTGTCCGACGAAACCGTCGAAAAGCTGATCCAAGCCTACTTGTGAACGCCGGTCTGCGGCCTTAATTTCGGGCCGTCCGATGTGTGGGACACCTCGCCCGCGTCTCGTTTCGTCTCTCCCAAGAGTCGGGTCTGGCGCGGGCGAACCCTCCAGTCGAACGAGCCCTAGGCCGTCCGCCTGCGTCCGCCCCACGGACGTGTCGCCTAACCCCCCGGCGGGCGGCCTTTCGGCCTTCAACCCAAAACCTTGCCAACCAAACTGATCGCTCGTGACGATCTGATCCTGCCTGCCTGTCGGGCGCCGGTTCGCCTCCGTGAAAAGGCCTGTCGTCCAGCGGGGACGTAAATCCCGCCTCCGGGGCCGCACGCGACGCGGTGAAGCAATTTCCTTCACCCTATGAGGCGCGGCAAATGGCGACCACGGCCTATGGCGTCAACGCTCCAGAAGCGGTCAAGCTCTGGCGTTCGCAGCTCGCACGGGAAGCTCTCAAGGCGACCTGGATTCAGAAGTTCATCGGCGAAAGCTCGGATTCGGTGATCCAGGTGTTCGGCGAGACCGGCAAGAGCGCCGGGGACCGCGTGACGGTCACCCTGCGGATGCAGCTCACCGGCGACGGCGTGTCCGGCGACGGAACCCTGGAGGGCAACGAGGAGCCGCTGACCACCTACACGGACAACCTGTTCGTGGACCAACTCCGCCATGCGGTCCGCTCCGGCGGCAAGATGACGGAACAACGGATTCCGTGGTCAATCCGCGAAGAGGCGATGTTGGGCCTCAAGGACTGGTGGGCGGGCCGCCTGGATACGGCGTTCTTCAATCAAATCTGCGGCTACACGCCTGCGGCGGATGTGAAGTTCACCGGCATGAACGCGGTGATCGGGCCGGATGCCAGCCATATCACGCGGCCCAATGGGAAGGCCTCCGATCAGACGCTCGCGGCGGGCGACGAAATGTCCCTGGCGCTGATCGACAAGATGGTGGAGTCCGCCAAGCTCGGGTCGACCACGGGCACGGGTCCGGTGATCCGGCCCATAAACGTCGATGGCGACGATCGCTATGTCGTGGTCATGCACACGAAACAGGTCACGCAACTGCGGACCAACGTGAACGCGGGCCAATGGCTGGATATCCAGAAGGCCGCCATGACCGGCGACGGGTCGAAGAATAACCCGATCATGACCGGCGCGCTCGGCATGTATAACGGCGCCGTCCTGCATGAATCCACGCGGGTGACCAATGGCGTGGACAGTGGCGCGGGGACGCCGGTGCTGACCGCGCGGCGCTCGGTGCTGATGGGCGCACAAGCCTGCGCGATCGGCTTTGGCCAAGGCCAATCGTTCAAGAATTTCGACTGGAACGAGGAGCTGTTTGATTACGGCAATCAGCTCGGCGTCGAGGCCGGGTTGATCCATGGCCTCAAGAAGCTCCGGTTTAACGCGTTGGATTTCGGCGTGATCGTCGGCTCCACGTTCACCAATTAGGAGGGTCCAATGGCCTCGGGTGGTCGCAAGACCCAACTGCAAGTCATCCACGAAATCAGCCAGCAATTCGGCTTCGGCCAAAGCGCGGGCGTGCTGGGGGTGGTGCCTGCGGGCGCGATCCTGAATATGTCGCACCTCCAGGTGTCACAGGCGTTCAATTCGACCACGAACACCCTGGCGCTCGGGACGACGGTGGGCGGCGCGCAAATCCTCGCCGCGACCGACCTGAAAACCCTCGCGCGCACGGATACGGCGGTGCCGACGGCGGCGGCGGGTCCGTTCGCGGTGGACACGCCGATCTACGCGACGGTGGCCAGCACGGGCGGAGCGCCCACGGCGGGCGTGGCGACGGCCTGGATCGATTACCTGCCCGGTCCAGGTTAAGGGCTCGGCGGTGAGCCGTGGCGACTCTGGGTGACCTGAAAGCGCGGATCATTTCCGAAACCCGGCGCGATGATCTGGCGGACGATATGGCCGCCGACCTGACGCTGATCTGCCTCAAGTCGATCGATCAGTATGCGGCGGTCCGCTGGTGGTTCAATGAGGCCTCGGCCTCGATCCCTTGCGTGGTCGGCTCCAGCCTCGTTCCGCTGCCGGTGGATTTCCGCTTTCAGGACGCCGTGAAGCTCCAGGTCGGCGGGATCAATTACGAGTTGCTGGAGCGCCAGCCGGTCGAAATCGATGATCGCTACACGGCGGGGAATATCATTGGCCAGCCGACCGAATTTGCGATCCTCAACGGCAATTTCTATCTCTGGCCACAACCGAATTCCGCCTATCCGGTGCTGGTCCGCTACGTGGCCGACGTCCAGCCGATGCTCGACGGAACGGACGATACGAAAGCCAATTTCTGGACCAACCAGGGGCAAGACCTGATCACGGCGCGCGCCAAGCTGCGGCTCTATCGGGATTATCTGTCGGCGCAGCTCCAGGACACCCGCGTCGTGTCCGCGAACAACCAGGAGCAAGAGGCCTATACGCGCCTGCGGTCCGAACATAACCGGCGGATTTCGACCGATCGCGTGAGGCCGGGATGGTGAAATGGTAGCGCAAACGCCCTCAGCCGTGCTGGTCGAGCCGGGCTCGCCGCCGTGGGCGCAACGCCTCGGCCTGCGGCTGGCGCGGACGTTCCTGAACCTGTTTCCCACGGCGCCGGTGCGGCTCTGGAGCGTGACGTTCGCGGAGCTGCCGCCCGCCGCCGACTGGCCGGGGGCGATCTGCTGGGTGACGGACAAAAGCAAGGTGGCCGTGTCGTCGGGCACGGCCTGGGTGTCGGTGGCGGGAGGACCGTTGTGATGGCGAAGGGCAAGGGTGGATTCAAGCCGGGCGGCAAGAGCATGGCGCCGCCGTTCCAGAAGGGCGGAAAAGGCGGCAAGCCGGGCAAGAAGTCGTTCTCGGGCGGCCTGTTGTCCCCGATGAAAGGGCGGCCTTTCTAGGCGAAGCCCATGCGGAAATCGGCCTATTCCAAACCGCCTAGGGATGAGAGTTGCGGGGGCTGCTCTTACTATTTCCAGGGCGCGACGCCGGAGGATTACCTGGGCCTCGCCGGGGAGTGTCGCGCGGCGCCGCCGCTGGCGAATAACGGCTGGGGCGCGTGGCCACGGGTTCCGGAAGATGGCTGGTGCGCCGCCTTCTCACCCGCGCTGGTTAGCCTGGAGCCGCGCTGATGCCCTCCAGCTACACCACAAGTGCGCGGTTCACGCTCCAAGCGACCGGAGAGAATAACAACACCTGGGGCGTGATCCTGAACAACGGCGTCTTCCAGCTCGTGGATGACAACGTGAACGGACGGCTGGCCTTCACGCTCTCTGGAACCAAGGTGTTGACGTCGAACCTGGGCGCCACGGACGAGGCGCGGATGGCGACGCTGGACGTCACCGGCGGCACGGGCGGGGCCGTGGTGATCCCGTCCGTCGCGAAGCTCTATGTGATCCGCAACGGCTCCACAGGGGTGGTGACGGTTGGGACGTCCGGCGGGACGGCGGCGTCGTTCCAGCCGTCCGAGGTCGGCCAATGCTACTGCGACGGGGCGATTACCTACCGGGTGCGGTCCACCGATTTCGGGGGCGCACAGTTGACCGGAGTGGGCGCGCCAACCACGCCGAACGGCGTGGTGAATAAGGCCTACGCCGACAATCTGGCGTTCAGCGCGATCAACTTGCCGGGTCAGGGCGGACAAGCTGGAAATTATCTGAAAAGCGACGGGACGGCGGCGTCCTGGGTGAAGGTGTCAGGCGCCGACCTTGTGCCTGCGTCGGTGCAGACGGCCACACTGGCGGATGGCGCGGTGACGACGCCGAAGATCGCGGCGGGGGCGGTCACCACGCCACTGATCGCCAACGGGGCCGTCACCAACGCGCAAATTGCCGCCGGGGCGGTCGATTACCTAAAATATAGCTCGCCGTATATCCAGTTGAGTGCGGCGGCTGGAGCCTCAAAACAGCTACAGTTTTTGACCGGCGCGACGATCCGCTGGGCTGTCGGGGCAAATCCAGCCACGGAAACCGGCGGCAATGCCGGGGCGGATTTCGAGATTGATCGGTTCAGCGACACCGGGGCCTTTCTCGGGTCGCCGATTATTATCACGCGCTCCACCGGCGCGCTGGCGTTCAATGGCGGAGGCTTTACCGCCAACTGTCCTATAAACGTTAACGCCTCTGGGCCGGGCAATACGACCGGCTATGGACTGCAATCGGCCAATAAAAACCGCTGGTCGATCATCAGTGACAGCACGGCGGAAAGCGGCGGAAACGCCGGGTCAAACTTTGACATTTCGCGGTTCGATGACAGCGGCGCCTTCATTGATTATCCGCTCACCATAAATCGCGCGAGCGGGATGGTGACGTTCGGAAAGGGATTGTCATCGTTTCAGGACGTGCAAGTCACCGCGCCAAGTACCGGGGCAGCGTTAGTCAGTTACGTTATAGACGGGGTTATTCGTCTGCGGAACGGCTACTCCAACGGTATTCCTGGTTGGGGTGTATTCACCTATACCAATACGGGAGCGTTTGGAACCTCGGCTATAACTGTGCGGATGGCGGATGGCGGGACGGCGTTCCCGGCCAACCTCGCCTTCAATACAGCAACCGCTCCCAACCTCTACATGGACAGCAGCGGTTATCTCATCCGGTCTACATCCTCGCGCCGCTACAAGCGTGACATCAAGACCTACGCGCCGCCGACTGGCGCCTTCGACAAGCTGCGGGCCGTCACCTACCGCTCGCGCTCGGAACACGACGATCCCGACCTGATCCACGTCGGGCTGATCGCGGAGGAAGTGGACGAGGCGGGCCTGAAAGCGTTCGTCGTCTACGACGACAAGGGCCGCCCGGAGGCGCTGGAATATGACCGTATGGTGGCGCTGCTGATCGCGGAGGTGCAGGCGCTTCGCAAGCGGGTGGCAGCGCTGGAGGCGGCATGACGAATACCCCCTTTACGCCGCCGACCGGCCTTGTGAACGATGACACGGTGTTCGCGTCGCCGGGTCGCTGGCGGAACGGGTCGCTGGCGCGCTTTTGGGATGATAGCTGGCAAGTGAAAGGCGGCTGGGAACGCCTGACGCTGGATAACCTTGGCGGGGTCTGCCGCTCGGTTCTGGGCTGGACGGACGTGAACGAATTCACGGCGGTCGGCTTCGGCCTGCATAACGGCCTGAAAGTCTGGCGCGGCGGCCTGACGTCCGACATTACGCCGACTGGATTTGTCGCCGGACAGGTCGATGGGACCGGCGGGGCGGGTTATTCCACCGGCGTCTATGGCGCGAACACGGCTTACAGCACGCCTTCGACGGATGACTATTTCCCGCTGACCTGGAGCCTCGCGAATTGGGGCGGAAACCTGCTGGCGAACCCGCGCAAGCGGGGGATTTACCAGTGGGACGGCGACGTGACGCACCCGGCGGCGCTGCTGTCAAACGCGCCCGCGCAAGTCACCTTCATGCAAGTCGCGCCGCAACGCCAAGTCCTGGCGTTCGGCTGCAATGAAGAGGTCTCCGGAACCTTCAATCCACTGTGCATCCGCTGGTCCGATATCGAGAATAACAATGTCTGGGCGAGCCTGCCGTCGAACAATGCGGGCGAGTGGATTCTGGAGTCCGGCGGGCGGATCGTCACCGCGCATTTCATGGGGGATTACTGCCTCGTCTGGACGTCCACGAGCCTGTTCCTGGGAACCTACGTGGGCGATCCTGGCCAGACCTGGAAGTTCGAACGGCAAGGCCAAAACTGCGGCGCGATCAGTCCTGGCGCGCCGGTGGTGCGCGGTCAAAACTGCATGTGGATCGCGCCGGACAAGACGTTCTGGACCTATAGCCTGGGCGGCGCGCCGGTGCTGACGCCTTCCCCGATCCGGTTGATGTTCGAGCAATATCTGGCGGCGGGTCAGGATGATAAAATCGTCGGGTCGACCGTCTCCACCTATGGCGAAATGCAATGGTTCTATGCCGATAGCCGCGACGGCCTGGAGTGTTCGCGGGCGCTGGTGATCGGGCCGGGCGGCTGGAGCCGCGATCTGCTGAAACGCTCGGCCTACGTGGACGCCGGGCCGCACGTGTCGCCGGTGGGCGTCGCGCCGGACGGGACCGTCTATTGGCACGAGAAAGGCCAATCCGCCGATGGCGCGCCGCTGGTCGGCTTCATCGAGTCGACGGATTTCTACCTGGGCGAGGCGGACGGCGGGGTGCTGATCAACGGCCTGAAACCGGACTTCAAAAATCAGGTGGGGGTGATCCAGCTCACGATCTTTGGCCGCGAAGACCCGCAATCCATCGAACGGACGCACGGGCCATGGGCGCTCCAGCCCGGCCAATCGCGGCGCTCGTTCCGGATCGCCACGCGGATCGCCCGCGTGCGCTTCGATTTCAATTCGGCGCCGTGTTTCGCGCGCGGCGGCAAGCCGGAGTTCGACGTCCAGGCGATCGGAGGGCGTTGATTAACAACTCCATCGCTCGAAAGGCGGTTGGGTATGAGTGAAGCTGACGAACCCCTGGAGCTGCCGGAATCGCCCCAAGAGGCGCCCCAACAGGCGGCTTCGGCGGAGGTGATCGACCTGAACGAACGGGTCGATCCGCTGCTGGAGCAATGGGCGCGGTTCCGCGATCAGTTCGCCGACGCCATGGGCGATGGCTTCTGGACGGTCGACGATCTGGAGCAAAAAATCGCTCATCGGCGGGCGTTCTTTTTCCCTGGCAAGGCCGCCGCGCTGGTCGCGGAAATCCAGACCTATCCCGGCGGCGCACAGGTGTTCCAAGTGACCTGGGCCGTGGGCGACGTGGCCGAAATGATCCAGATGGCGCCGGGTATCGAGTCGATGGCGCGGATGATGGGGTGCACGTCGATCCTGATTGAAGGCCGTAAGGCCTGGGAAAAGCTGCTGGCGCCGCTCGGCTACACGCCATGGTCGGTCACCGTCTGGAAGGCGCTCTAGGTGTCCAGTAAGAAAACCACCTCGAATTCGACGTCCGCCGGAACGTCAAACCAAACGGCCACAAGCACGCCGACCGTTCCGACCTGGATTCAAAACCCGTCGATGCAAATCGCGGGCAACGTCCAGAACATGCTCGATCAGGGGTCCAGCTCTTACACCCCGTCGATTTCCGGCCTCCAGCAACAGGCCTTCAATTCCGCGTCGACGCTCGGCGGCCCGTCCGGAAGTAGCCAGTATTTTGATTCTGCCGGGACGGCGCTGAACGGGATGCCGCAAGCCGGGGCCGGGGACGTCACCGGCGCGTCGCTGCTCGATAACGGCCTGGATCAATACTACAACCCGTTCAAGTCTCAGGTGTTGAACCCGGTCCTGTCGGACTTCGATTATCAGGCCGGACAGACGCGGGCCGCGCAAGCCGCACAGGCCGCCGCCGGGCAAGCCTTCCAGGGCTCCCGCTACGGGATTCAGGAAGCCAATACGGAGGACAATCTGGCGCGCGGGCGGGCCTCCACCGAAGGCACGCTGTTGAATCAGATGTACGGCCAAGCGACGACGCTGGCCGATCAGGACGCGGCGCGCCGCCAGCAAGCCGCGCTGGCGAACCAGTCGACGCAGCTCTCCAGCTCGGAAGCCAATCAACAGGCGGCGCTCCAGCGGGCGCAACAGCTCGCGTCGCTCGGCACGACGTCGGGCGCGGACACGCGGGCGAACCTCGGGATACAAGCGGGCCTGGGCGGGGTGCTGACCGACGCGCAAAACCAAATCGCGCAATATCCGATCACCTATCAGCAACAGATGGCGGGCCTGCTGAGCGGCCTCGATCCGTCGCTCTATGCGAGCAAGACGGTGGACACTACCGGCGCCACGACGGGCAACCAATCGGGCACGACGTCGGAAAATCCGGGGCTGCTTGGGAGCCTCGGCCAAGCCGCGCAAATCGCCAGCCTGTTCGCGCCGTCTGATGGCCGCCTCAAGGTCGGGATCAAGGCGCTGTTCAAAGATTGGAAAGGGCGCCGCTGGGTCGAGTTCGCCTATCGCTGGGCGCCGTCCGTTCGCCATATCGGCCTGATCGCGCAAGAGCTGATGGCGGTCGAGCCTGAGGCCGTGGCCGTGGGCCGCGACGGATACCTGCGGGTGAATTACGGGAGCCTCGTCTGATGGGTCTTTTCGATGGGCTATCCAGCCTCGGGTCCGGGATCGCGAATGCCGGTCAAGGCCTGCTGTCTGGGCTGGTCGGCAACCAAAATCAGCTTACCCAAACGCCGGGCGCGACGATGCAAGGCACGCCGCAGATTAATCCGGTGGCCGATCCGTTCAGCGGTCCGGTTCCGGCGGGCGCTGGACCTATTGCGCCCGCCTCGGGGCCTATCCAGCAAATGCCGCAATTCCAGCAAGCCGGGCTGCTCGATCGAATGGGGACGCCGGACGCGAACGGGCGGACGTTCGGGGATAAGCTGTTCGCGGCGGGATCAATCCTCCAGGGCGATAGCGGCGGGGCCGCCTCGTACCTGCAAAATCAGCGGACGATGCAAGACGCCGAAAACGAGCGGCAACGGCAACAGAATATCGCGCAAGCCGGGATGAAGGCGATTAGCGACAATGTTGATCCGGTGACCGGACGGCTGAACACGCAAGGCTATTTGAAAGCGATGGCGGCGGGTGGCGGATCGGCTGGCGACCTGAGCCAAGGCCTCGCGGTGCGCAAGGCGCTGGCGCCGGAAACGTCGGTCATCACGCCTGGGGCGGAGGGGGCTTATAACGTCTCGCGGAATCAAGACACCGGCGCGGCGACGTCATCAACGCTGGTGCCAAAGGATTGGACAAAGAGTCCGGTGCTGGAAAATGGCCAGCCGAATTTGCCGTATCTCAAGGCGATGGCGCTGCAAGAACAAATGAAGTCGGACGCGCTCCAGCCAAACCGGGTCCAGCTCAAGAACATACATGCGCCGCAACGCGGGCCGACCACATTCTTGCCGCCGCGAGCGACGGCTGGACTTCCGAAGTAGGAGGGACGGATGGCACAGGCCAGCACGATTCCCGGTGACGGCTATATGCTGGACGGGAAGCCTTACGTTTACACGGATAAGGCTGGAACGGCGGCGCCCGCGATGCGTGATCCTACGACGAATAAGTGGGTTCCGGATCAACGGGCCATGGCGCAACTTGGGATGAAGGCGGACAAGGCGTCGATCTATCCGGAAGATCAAGCGGCCTTGAATTCGCTCGTCGGAGGTGTGGCGCCCGCCAAAAACCGGGCGGATGCGGCCAAGGATTTCATGGATGCGGCGCAAGGCGTACCAACCGGGCCGCGTTACGGTGACGTGCCCGTATTTGGGGGTGATGCGAAAACCGCCATGCGCCGTCATTTGGCCGCGACGAATCCGGCCCTAGAGGCGAAGCTGGAGGCGCTGGAGGCGATCAATTCGACAAACTGGCCGCAAGAGCGTCCTACCGGGTCCGGTCCGATCCGGGTTATCGAGGCGCAAGGCTGGAAGAGCGCGTTTCCGTCGATCACAAATCTAGGGGACGCAAATCAGGCGATCGCGCAACGGGATTGGAACACCTACGCGGACAAATCGAACGAGGCTGATTACGTCCAAAACTACGTTCACTCCGGTCAAGGCGGTGTTCCTGCGGGTCAAACGGCGTTCGCCCGCACAAAGCTGACGCCGGACGCGGCGGGGCGTCATCAGGCGCTTGGCGCCGCGCCGGGGGATTTTAGCGGTTTTGCGCCGGGTTGGTCGCAACAGCTTCCACCGAAACAGCTCGCGGCGGCCAAGGTGATGGCGAACCCGCAATATGCGCCGGGCGATCGAAATAATCCGTTTGTGCCACGCTCGATAAATGAAACGCGCGGCCTGCCGGGCGGCGCGTTCTTTATCGATGACGATGGGGTGCGTCGGCAAATGCCGGTGGCGCGAAAGTAATCGATGGGAACCTATTGGGACGCGATTCAAGCTGATCAGGCGGCGCCGGGGACGGGACGTTACGGGAAAGCCGTGGGCGCGCAACAGAAGGACGCGGACTATCAGGCGGCGCGCGCGGAGGCGCAAAAGGGAATCGATAAAACCCGGCCCGCCAAGGGGTCGATCCCGGAACGGTTTGAGGGTTGGGCCTCGGGACTAACGAACACCTTTGTCCCACAAGGCGCCGGGGCGATCGCGGCGCTAGGGAACGTGATCAGTGGGAGTCCACGGGACACTGGCGCGGTTTATCGCGGCTACCGAGACGCGTCGCGCCAGCAATTAGAAGACCTGACTTCTGATTATCCAGTGTCGTCGGCAAGCGGTGAGGCCTCGGCGCTGATGGCGGGCGGTGAAGGTCTAGGGCTGCTCGGCAAAGCGGCGCTCGCGTCGCCAGCCGGGCAAGGCGCGGTTGCGGCGCTTCAAGGATCGAAGCTGGCGAAGGCAGCGGCCCCGCTGGCGGCGGCCACGGCGCTGCGGGTCAATCCTGGTGTCTTGGACAAAGGAATCGCGCTGGCCAAGGCGGGGTTGGCGGGTGGCGCCACGGGCGGCCTGCTGTCGAGCCTCAAAGGGGGCGACCTGGGCGATATTGAAACGGGCGCCGGTTGGGGTGCGCTCGGCGGCTTGGGTGTTGAGGGCGTTGTGGCGCCTGTCGTCAAGGCGGCGGCGGGTGAGGCGGGTAACGCTGGGCGTTGGCTCAAGAGTGTCTTGGGTAATCCGGACCTGGAGCCGACCGTTTCGCAAGAGGACATAACGGCGGCGCGCAATACGGCCATGCGGCTGGCGCAACGCAAGGGCGTGACATCGGCCAATGTGATGGCGAAAGCCGCACCTTATGTCGATCCGGTGGCGGGCCAGCTCTTTGGAACGGAAGGCCAGAATTTGACGGGTGCGCTGGCGCGGCGAGGCGGGGATACCGGCGACACGATGCGGAATCTCGCCTATGTGCGGAAAACCGGGCGGCCTGACGAAATCAAACAGGCGGCGACGGAACACCTTGGCATTTCACCGGATGAGGCGGGCGGCAATATCGACGCAATCGTGAAAGCCGGACAAGCGGCGGTCGGGCCTGGATACGGCGATATCGAAGCTATTCCGCATGGGGTGACGAACCCGGAAGTGGAACGCCTGTTGGCGACGCCGCAAGGCCAGCGGGTGCAACGCTATATGGAGCAACGGGCGGGGATCAGGAACACGCCGACCGAAGGCCTGACCTGGGCGCCGATGGAGGTTCCGCAAGGCGGCGTCGGGGTCAATCCGGTGGATGCGCCGTCGCAAGGCCGCCAGCTTATCGGTCCAAATGCGCCGCCTCCGGACCTGGGGCCTGCGCCGCAAGTGAGAGTCCCGCGTGGCCGGGCGGAGCCGCCCTCGCAAGGCCTGTCCCTGACCGATTGGGTGCGGCGGCAAGGCGGCGGGATCGATACCGGCGGCGAGCTGGGCGCCCAAGACTTGGCCGGGATCGGCGCGCGCTCGAAATACTCGCCGCAACAGCTTTCGACCCTGGCGGAGAAAGCCCAATCGGCGGGCTATTTCCCCCCGGCGACGTCCGGCCAAGACGTAACGACGGGCGGCGACCTTGTGCGGGCGATGATGGAAGAGTCGCGGGGTAACCCGATTTACGCGCGGCAGGCGGACCCGAAACTCGCGCAATCGTTCGAGGCGCGCGCGGCGGCGGAAGCGCAAAACCGTTCCCTGGCGAACGAACACTGGAACGCGCAACAGGACGCCACGGCGGCCCATCAGACGCAGCAACAGGCGGACGCCGAAGAGCTGGCCGCGTGGCATCGGCATATGGATGAAATCGGGAGCGCGGATGAATATCGATCGCTCGGCACGGGCCAAGAGCCGCCGCCGGAGGGCTATCCCGGCCAAGCCGCGCCGCAAACGGAGCCGGTGCAAACTACAGGCCTGACGCCGGGAAGCCTCGTGCGGATGCATCAGGAGGCCGGAAAGCTTGTCCAACGGCAATTCGGTGTGCCTGTGAACACGACGCCGAACCTGTTGATGGACGCGTTCCGGGGACGTCTGGGAAACCTGCTGGCGGGCGATGAAAACGGCGTTGGCGGCCTGATCCCTGGCTATCGGCAAATCCTGGACCGCTCCGGCGATTATAAGGGCGCGGAGGGCGCTTATGCGGATTTCCGGAACAAGCTGACGTCAGGCCGAATGGATGATTTCGGCAAGGCGGTGGCCAGCCTGAAAGACCGGGATAATAACTGGATCGAAACTCGGCGGCGCGGCGCGCAAGCGGCGATGGCGAACGATGTGGCGGAGCTGTACGCGTCTGGCCAGCTCCGGGGCGGCAAGTTCGCGGCGCCGGGTGTGCAACAGCGGCTAGAGGTGCTGTTCGGCAAGAAAGGCGCACAGGATTTCATCTCGAAAATGGAGCGGGTTTCCGAACAAGCGGCGGCGGAGGCGCGGATGGCGCCGTTCTCCAATTCGTCATCGGCGGCCATGCTGGAGGCGATGAACGCGCAAGACGAGGCGGCGGGGCAACGCTCGGCGCAAATCGGCCAAACCCTGGCGCAAGGCAAGATTGGGATGGCGGCGAAGCTGGCCAGCAAGGCGGGCGCCTATCTAAAAACGCCGGGCTCGTCCACGGGCTACCGCAATGAGCTGGGCCGGATAATGACGTTGAAGCCCGAGGAGTTGAAAGCCTTCCTGGAGGAAATGGAACGCCAGCCGCCGGTTCCGCCCGTGGCGCGGGTTCCGGGTGTCTCAGGAATTACCGGCGGCATGGCTTTGGGCCAAGCCTCTCCCGGCGCCGGTGGGGGGATGGTTCAAGCCGCGTCGGATCATTCTAGGCGCTAGGACGCCTCAGGAGCGGCCTTAGGTCTCCTGGTGGCTGGGGTAGTACCTGAACCGGCTCCAGGGACGTCCTAGGCGTCTTTTAGCTGGTAGGTGATCCAGAGGCCGCACGCGAGGCCAATGGCGACAAGCCAAAGGCTATGAACGCCGATCACGAGATACAAGAACAACACGGCGGCGGCGCCAATCCAGGGCGTGGCGTAGGCCGCAATCACAATGAGAAACGGGAGGGCGTAAAGCGCGAGGATGGCGAGGATGATCCCGCCCGCGATGGTCAACATTTGATCGCTCGTTAGGTCCGGTGTGTGTGGCGGCAAGCCTAGGCCGCTGTCCTGGCGCTGGCGATAGGCCGCGTCGTCGCATGGGAGGCCGTTATGTCCCTGCTGGTTTTCATCCTCGTAATCCTGATCGTCGTCGGGATCATCTGCGCGATCGCCTACTACATTCCGTTCCCGCCGCCGCTGGCGTGGCTCAGATGGGTGATCCCCTGTGTCGCGCTCTTGATCGCGCTCCTGGTGATCCTCCAGAAGATGGGCGCGCTCTAGGGCTATGGCGGAGGGTGTCTATGGCCGCCTGTGGGCGCCGGTCGGCCCGGCTTACACGCTCGCGCTGGGCGACGAGGGCGGGCTGATCACGCCGGTAAGCGCATGGCCGAACCTGATCCTGATTCCGCCGGATTGGCTGGAGCCGCTGCCGGTCGGCGCGTGGGTCGACGTGATCCAACGCGGCGAGGGGCAAACGAGCTTCCTGGCCAGCCGGGGCGTCATGCTGCTGAGTGAGCGCGGCAAGCATGGGCTGGAGGCGCCCTACTGCGGCGCCCGGCTGATCAAGATAGCCGCCAATACGTGGGTGCTGGAAGGCGAGCTGGGTTATGTGATCCCGCAAGCCTATCCGGCCTCGATCCGCAAGGCGCGGCTGGAAGCGGTCTGGGATTTGCAACGCGGCGGAACGGGTCCGCGCGGGCCGTATGCGAACGGCAAGTGGCCGGGCGAGATTGACGATTACCTCAAGCCGTTTTTCCTGTTCGGCAATGACGGGGCGCTGTGGACGAACGCGGCGTGGTTCGGCTCCGGCGCGACCACGATAATCCAGAACTACAGTTTCAAGGGCGCGCCGCCGATCCATATTGAAGGCGACACCGAAAGCGGCACGGTGATCCTGCAAGACTGCGATACGTCGTGCGGCGTGGTGTTCCCGTGCGATATCAACGGCAACATCTGGCGCGAAAACACCGGCCTTAAGGTGCGGACCCTGCATTGCCTGTATGACGGCGCGGAATGGACGATGGGCGCGGGCGATTTCGCGTCCGAGGCCTGCCGCTACAAGAACCAGCCAAACACGATCGGGACGGTCGGGTATGACAATCCCGGCGGGGCCGTCGTCGCGATGCGCGGGAATTTCGTCACCGGCGGCGGCTGCGCGCCCGCCTGGAATCAGCATGTGGAGCTAACGCCGTTCGTGAAGCTCAATCCGCCAACCGGACCCTGCGCCTATGTCCTGGCCGGAAACATGATCGACGTGAGTCAGGACGGCCAACCGGACGTCGCGAATTGGAATTCCGGCTGGACCGGCCTGGAAAGTATCGGCGCCTACACGGACACCGAATTCACCGGCAACGTGGCGATCGGCCTGACGCGGGTAAATGCGAACTCGATGAACCCGAACGTCATCGGGTGCGTGTGGGCCTATGGCGCGGGGAGCCTGCTGCGGGCGGGCGGCAATGTTATGGAGCCGGGCGCCTTCGGCTACGGCCATAACCAAACGTCCGGCGATCTGACGCGGCCTGTTCAAACTTCGCCGAATTGGGATTTCGCCAGCGGGCGGGTGCTGGTCGAGGAAGACTTCACCCTGACGGAAGCGGCCTAGGGCCGTAGCAATTTGTCAGAAGTT